CCTTACTTGAAAAGTTTGTTAAACTCTTTGACTGACACTTTTTCATCTCAAGAATTAAATTTTGAATATGCTGATGTTCTTTTGAAACGATAATATTTATCAATAACTAAAAGAAACATTATGTCATCTAAAAAGAATTTTGATTATCTGGGAAGTACATTTCAGATACAGTTGTTAAACCAAATTATTATTGATAAAGAATTCTCAAGGTCAATAATAGATGTTATTGAGGCAAACTATTTTGAGAATAAGTATTTTAAACTAATCATTCAGATGATTAAGGAGTACTACGTCAAATATGAACACATGCCTACTTTTGACACTTTAGAACAGATTACTAAATCTGAACTACAACAAGAAATGGCCGCTAAAATTGTGATTGATACAATCACTAAAATTAAAGAGTGTTCTGTTGAAGGCGGAGAATTTGTACAAGAAAAAGCGATGAAGTTTTGTAAACAACAAGAACTTCAAAAAGTTATGAGTAAGGCTCAAAAAATTATTGATGGTGGTGAATTTGAGAATTACGATACCGTTGAACAATTAGTTAGAACAGCGTTACAGGTTGGGGAAAGAGAAGATGGTATGTCTGATGTTTTTTATAACTTAGACGAGGTTTTAAACGAAGATTATAGACATCCGATACCAATGGGTATTCCTGGGATAGATAGACTCTTAAAAGGGGGTTTAGCAAAAGGTGAGATTGGGGTTATTTTAGCACCAACCGGTGTTGGTAAATCAACATTGTTGACTAAAATCGCAAACCATTCGTTTAATTTGGGTTATAATGTTGTTCAGATATTCTTTGAGGATAATCCTAAGATTATTCAAAGAAAACACATTACATTATGGACTAAAATTCATCCAGATGATTTGACCGAAAGAAAAGAAGAAGCGATGGCTAAAGTTAGAGAAGTTGAAAATACTATGACTAATAAGTTAATTCTTAAAAAACTTCCGTCTGATACGGTGACTATGTTACAAATAAAGAATCAACTTAGAAAGATTATTGCTGATGGTGTTAAAATTGATATGGTTATGTTGGATTATATTGATTGTGTTGTTCCGGATAGAAATTTAGGTGATGAATGGAAGTCTGAAGGGTCAGTAATGAGAGGTTTTGAGTCAATGTGTCACGAATTAAATTTAGTTGGTTGGACAGCAACACAAGGTAATAGGTCAAGTATTTCATCTGATGTTGTAACCACAGACCAAATGGGTGGGTCAATTAAAAAAGCTCAAGTGGGTCACGTTATTATTTCTGTTGCTAAATCATTACAACAAAAAGAGATGAAATTAGCGACAATTGCAATAACTAAATCACGTATTGGTGATGATGGTATTGTGTTTGAGAATTGTAAATTTGATAATGGAACATTAGAAATTGATACCGAAAGTTCTGTAACATTCTTAGGTTTAGAAGAACAAACTGAAGAAAGAAATAGACAAAGGATTAAAGACCTGGTTGAAAAACGAAAATTAAACACTAAAAACTAAAATATGAGTAAAATGGAAAAAATATTACAAGAGAATAAAGACCGATTTGTTATATTTCCTATTCAACACAAGGATATTTGGGATTATTATACACAACACCAAGCGGCTTTTTGGACTGCTGAAGAAGTTGATTTGACTGATGATATTAGAGACTGGGAAAATTTAACAGATAATGAAAAATATTTCATTAAAAATGTTTTATCATTCTTTGCCGCGTCAGATGGTATTGTTAATGAAAACTTGGCTGAAAACTTCCTAAAAGAAGTTCAATATCCGGAAGCGAAATTCTTTTATGGGTTTCAAATAATGATGGAAAATATACATTCTTTGATGTATTCTTTATTGATAGATACTTATATATCTAACTCGGAGGAAAAGGATGAGTGTTTCCACGCGATTGATAGATTGCCTGCTGTTCAAAAGAAAGCACTATGGGCGTTAGATTGGATTAAAGACACTACCTTTGAAGAAAGGTTAATAGCTTTTGCTGCTGTAGAAGGTATATTCTTTTCAGGTTCGTTTTGTGCAATATTTTGGATGAAATCAAGAGGTATTATGCCTGGATTATGTTCTGCGAATAGTCTTATTTTTAAGGATGAAAACTTACACTGTGACTTCGCAATTCATTTGTTGAATAACCATATTGAGAACAAACCGACTGAAAAAAGAATTAAAGAAATTTTATTATCAGCATTAGATATTGAAAAAGAGTTTATTACTGAATCTTTACCCGTATCTTTAATAGGTATGAACCATAATTTGATGAAACAATATTTAGAGTTTGTTGTTGATGGACTTTTAGTAAAATTCGGTTGTAAAAAAGAATTTAATGTTGAACAACCATTCAAGTTTATGGAACAGATAGCTATTGAAACTAAAGGAAACTTTTTTGAAGGTAGAACGGTTGAATATCAAAAAGCGAAATTAAATGAAACACTATCATTTACTGACGATTTTTAATAAAAAAATATATAAATTATTATGTCATTAAAGATAAAGAAAAGAAATGGGGATGAAGTTGCCTTTAATCCCCAAAAAATTTACGGTCGTATTAAGAAAGCCTCAAAAGGACTGAATGTTAATTCAGATGAAATCTTCATCAAAGTAATTACTTCAGTTCCTACTGAAGGTAACATTACAACTAAAGAGTTGGATAAGTTAATCTACGAGATTGCTGCGTCATATACTGGAAGTCATCACGACTACTCAAGATTGGCATCATCAGTTGCGATATCATCTTATCATAAAGATAGTTATGATAGTTTTGCTAATACTATGTTAACATTACATAGTGAAGGTGTTATTCACGACAAATTAATTGAAACGATTGAGAATTATGGTTCTGAAAATATTGAAAAGCTATTAAACCACGATAACGATTATAATTTTGATTATTTTGCTTGGAAAGCCTTACAAGAAATGTATTTGTTAAAGTTACCAAATGGTAAAGCGGTTGAACGACCTCAACATATGTATATGAGGATAGCTCTTTGGGTTACAGATTCTTTTGAAGAAGCGACAGAGTATTACAAATCGTTATCTGAACAAAGAATATCAAAAGCAACACCTATTATGATTAATTCTGGGACTTTAATTCCTCAATTAGCGTCTTGTGTGTTACATTATAATGACGCTGATTCAAGACAGGGGTTATTGAATACATTGAATGATATTTCAACATATTCATCTGATGCTGCCGGGATTGGATTATGTATGTCAAACCAAAGAAGTAAAGAAAGTCGTATTACAACATCTGGTGGTTTTGCTGGAGGATTGTTGAAGTATCTTAAAATCGTTAACGAGTCTTTAAGATTTTTCAACCAACAAGGTAGAAGACCTGGTAGTGCTGCGATTTATTTAGAACCTTGGCACAAAGATATCTATGATTTGTTAGATATTAAGAAAAACACTGGGAAAGATGAGTTAAGAGCTAGAGATTTATTCACCGCTTTATGGATTCCAGATAACTTTATGAGAGCCGTTAAAAATAACGAGGATTGGTATTTGTTTTGTCCTAATGATATTAAGAAAGCTGGTATTAAAGCTCTACAAGAGTGTTATGGTGACGAATACGAAACTAATTATCGTAAAGCGGTTGAGTTAGGTCTTGGTAAAAAAACTAAAGCAACTGAAATTTGGAATAAGATTATTGAATCACAAGTTGAGACAGGTGTTCCTTATTTATGTTCAAAAGATAGTGCTAATAGAAAAACTAATCATCAAAACATCGGTGTGATTAAACAATCAAACTTATGTAATGAGATTTACCAATATACTGATGAGAAAACTACAGCTATTTGTACTTTATCGTCAATGGTGTTGAAAAACTTTATTGTTGATGGGAAATTTGACTTTAACTTATTATATACTGAAGTTAGAAAGGTAACTAAAACCTTAAATAAGGTTATTAATATCAATAGTTATTCAACGGCTAAAGGTGAAAAAGGTGGATTAGAACAAAGAGCTATCGCTATTGGTACTCAAGGATTAGCTGATGTTTTTTATATCTTGGATTATATTTTTACATCTGAAGAAGCAAGAGTATTGAATAAACGAATTTTTGAGACAATTTATTTTGCTGCGATTACTGAAAGTAATGACTTGTGTAAGAATGGTAAATATGAACCATATAGTTTCTTTGAAGGGTCACCAATGTCTAATGGAGTATTCCAATTTGATATGTGGGGTGTTGACCAATCTGATTTAATGTGGGATTGGAGTTCATTAAAAGAAAGTGTTAAAGAATTTGGAATTTGTAATTCTTTATTTACAGCACAAATGCCTGTAGCTTCATCAGCTAAGATAACAGGTTCATTTGAAATGACTGAACCGGCACATTCTGCTTTATTTAACAGGCGTGTTGTTGGAGGTGAGATTTTAATTGTTAACAAGTATTTGATTAATGATTTTGAGAAATTAGGTATTTGGTCTGAAGAATTGAAAAATGATATTATTGTTGATGGAGGTTCTATCCAACACATTAATTTCAACAAATATTTAGATTCTGAAGATAAAAATTATCTTAAAAAACTTAAAAGAACTGAACATTTAATTGCGAAGTATAAAACAATTTGGGAGATATCACAAAGAGAATTAATTGATATGGCAGCTGAAAGAGCTCCGTTCATTGACCAATCACAATCAATGAATATTTATATGGCAAATCCAACATTATCAAAAATATCTTCGTCACATTTTCACTCTTGGGATAAAGGATTAAAAACATTATGTTATTATGTGAGAACTCAAGCCATTTCAACTGGTGCTAAACATTTAGCAATTGATATGTCTAAAATAAGTAATCCTATTGAGAAACCTAATGTTAATGTAATTACTAAACCTCAAGAATCGGAATTTGAGTGTTTTGGTTGTTCTTCATAAAGAAATAGAAAAAAATCACGACAATGTTCGTGATTTTTTCTTTATTATATATTTATAGTTATGGCAGACGGATACACATATGGTTTAACATTTCCTTTTAGGGATTCTTTTGATGGTAAATACTTGAATTTAACAAGTTATAGTGACGAAGAAATTAGGTCGGAATTAATACATCTTTTACTAACAAGAAAAGGTACAAGATATTATTTACCTGATTTTGGAACTAGATTATATGAATTTATTTTTGAACCATTAGATGGTCCAACATTTTCAGATATTGATGCTGAAATACGAGATTCGGTTAGTGAATATTTACCGGGTTTAACTATAAGTAATATAAGTATTAGTCCAGCATCGGAAGGTGACGAGGATAAAGGTTCTTATATTGGTGATAACAACGAAAGAATATTCAGAGTACCTGGTATAGCAACTAAAGAACATACCGCTAAAGTTAAAATAGATTATAAAATTACTGATGATGTATTCAGAAGTAGTGATTTTGTAATAATTAATATATAAGAAATATGGCTAATAAAAAAATATCCTATACAACAAGAGATTTTCAATCTCTTAGAACCGAATTAATAAATTTCACAAGAACTTATTACCCTGAATTAATTGATAGTTTTAATGACGCTTCAGTATTTTCTGTCTTATTAGATTTAAATGCTGCCGTTGCGGATAATTTACATTTCAATATTGATAGAAGTATCCAAGAAACTGTTTTACAATACGCTCAACAAAAATCATCAATATACAATATAGCTAAAACTTACGGGTTAAAAATACCTGGACAAAGACCTTCAGTTGCTTTAGTGGACTTCTCAATTACAGTTCCGGTTTATGGGGATAAAGAAGATTTAAGATATTGTGGTATTTTAAGAAAAGGGTCTCAAATTAGTGGGGCTGGTCAAATTTTTGAAACTGTTTATGATATTGATTTCGCATCACCAATAAATTCTGAAGGATACCAAAATAGATTGAAAATACCTAATTTTGATTCTAATAATACATTATTAAATTATACTATTGTTAAACGAGAAACTGTTGTTAACGGTCTCACAAAAGTATTTAAGAGAATTATTACCGCTAATGATGTTAAACCGTTTTTTGACTTATTTTTACCGGATAAAAATGTTTTAGGTGTGACTAGTGTTATATTAAAAGATGGTACTCAATACACTAACGTTCCTTCAGCTCAAGAGTTTTTAGGTTTAGATAATAGATGGTATGAGGTTAAAGCCTTAATTGAAGATAGAGTATTTGTTGAAGACCCTACAAAAGTTTCCGACAGTCCTAGTATTAAAGTTGGTAAGTATGTATCAACATCTGATAAATTTATAACTGAATTTACACCAGAAGGTTTCTTCAAAATGACTTTTGGTGGTGGTAATCAATCAGCGGATGAACAATTAAGAGAGTTTGCTAAAGACGGGTTTAAATTAGACCTATATAAGTATTCAAATAATCTTGCTTTGGGTAGTTCTTTAAAACCAAATTCAACTTTATTTATACAATATAGAGTTGGTGGAGGGACATCCACTAATTTAGGTATAAATGTGATTACTCAATTGGGTAATATTAACTTTTTTGTTAATGGTCCTTCAGACTCTATTAATACTAGTGTTGTTAACTCCTTGAGATGTACTAATGTTACTGCAGCAATAGGTGGTGCAAACTACCCAACAACCGAAGAAGTTAGAAATTTAGTATCATATAACTTTTCAGCTCAAAACAGAGCCGTTACAGTTAATGATTATAATTCTATTATTAGAACAATGCCTTCACAATTTGGAGCTCCAGCTAAAGTTGCTATTACCGAAGAAAATAATAAGATTAAAATACAAATGCTTTCTTATGATGAGAATGGTACTCTTACAGAAATTGTGTCAAACACATTGAAAAATAATCTTGCGAATTACCTATCTAATTATCGTATGATTAATGATTACATATCTATTGAAACTGCTAATGTAATTGATTTAGGAGTTAATATTGATGTGGTATTAGATAATAGTCAAAACCAAGGTATTGTTATCTCTAAAATTATTAATATTATTTCAGACTACTTTAATCCATCCAATAGAGGTATGGGTGAGAATGTATTTGTTTCCGAAATTAGACGACTAATTCAAAGTGAAAATGGGGTAATTGCTATTTCAGATATTCAGTTTTTTAATAAAATTGGGGGTCAATATTCATCATCTCAAACCTCTCAAAGATACTTCGATTCTGAAACTAAACAAATTGAATTAATTGACGATACTATTTTTGCTGAACCAAAACAAACTTATCAAATTAGATACCCTAATAAAGATATTAATGTTAGAGTTAAAAATCTAAAAACAACTAATTTCACATAGTAATTGATTTTTACCATTAAATAAATTACCATTAGATAATGGAGAATATTATTAATGTTATTTATGGTGATAATGGAACTTTAATTCAATCTTTAGTAATTAATTTATTATTGAATTTTAGATTTTGGGTTAGTATTTTACTTTTTTGTTATTTCATTAAACAAATAAATAAAAAGTTTAGTAATACTTCGCTATTCTTTTTAATTATTAATTTTTTACTAATCATTAGTGAGTATGTAACTATTCGGAATAGATTTTATCAGGAAACTATATATTCTGATGTTGAATATGTTAAAAAAGAAACTGATAATTTAGTAATAGCTGTTCAAGGGGTTAATAATCCATTTCATGATGTTTTAGATAAAAATAAGACACAAGTTGACATTACAAAATCAAGAGATTTAGACGGAATTGGTTACATCCAAACTAAAAATTACTACAATAATACTCAAGTTATGTCTTATGTCAGTTCTCATAGTAATAATTTAACAACTGAAGACATTTTTGAATCTATCTATTATTATAAAACTATTAAACCAAACGGAAAAGTTATTCTTGTGGGTCATAGTGTGGGAGGTAATAACATAATAGAGTGTATAAGTAAATTATCTAAATTTAATGTGAATATTGATTTAGTTATATTAATTGATATTGCAAATAAAAGGGATAATAATGTTTTTTATAAAATACCTACAAATGTAAAATACCTTATCAATTATTATTCTTTAGAGTATAGTGATAAATTTTATTTTTTTACAAATTCCGGTGGTATTGTTAGTAATTCTAAAGATAATAATTACACAAAATATACTAATATTTATGTTCCAAATACTACACATACTAGTATTGATAATGTAGTTTATCTTTCTATTGATAAAGTTATAAAAAATTATGTGGAGGGCAAATGTAACCCTATTGACTTTGTGAAAAAATATAACTAACACTCACAATTTATTTTTTAATATTATTACTTATTTTAATAAAATAACATATTAACTATTTATTAAAAAAGTAATAGAATGTCCAATTCATATAGAATAAGAACCAAACCCGGTGTTGATGAATCAATAAATATTTTAATAGACCAAGAGTTTGAATATTTAGAAATTTTATCTTTAAAATTACTACAAAGTCAAATTTATACGAGACAATGTTCCGATTACGGGGTCATTGTAGGTCGTGTTAGTGTTAATAATGGTTTTGGATTACCAAACGCTAAAGTGTCTGTATTTATTCCTTTAGATTCAACTGATGAAGCTGACCCTGTAATCTCTGACCTATATCCATATAAAACATTAACAGAATTAAATGACGATGGGTATAGATATAATTTACTACCTTATAAATCATCTCATAGTGGACATGTACCAACCGGTACATTTTTTGATAGAACAGATGTTTTAATTGACCCAACCTTAATTGAAGTTTACGATAAATACTACAAATATACCACAGTAACTAATTCAAGTGGTGATTATATGATATTTGGAATTCCTACGGGTAGTCAAACTATCGTTATGGATGTTGACTTATCTGATATTGGTGAATTTTCGTTATCACCTCAAGATTTAATAAGAATGGGTGTTGCGACATCTAGTCAAGTTGCTGGAACAAAATTTAAAGCATCTACTAATTTACGAGAATTACCACAATTAATAACAATTAATAAAACCATTGATGTTAGCCCATTATGGGGTGAATCAGGATTGTGTAATTTAGGTATTACTAGAACTGATTTTGATTTATCAGGTGAGGCTAATATTGATATTAGGCCTACAGCTATATTTATGGGGTCTATTATATCAACAAATGATAATGACTCTATTAAATCAGATTGTACAGTTAGAAGTAATGGGGGGTATCTATGTGATTTATCTACAGGACCTGGTGAAATAGTTGCTATTAGACAAACAATACAACAAGATTCTTATGGTAGACCGGTTTTAGAATCAGTTGATTTAGATGAGGGTGGTCAAGTTATTGATGATAATGGTACTTGGATGGTTGATGTTCCGATGAATTTAGATTATGTGGTTACTAATGAATTTGGTGAACAAGTGTTATCAGATGACCCTAAAAAAGGTATACCAACTAAAGGTAAATATAGGTTTAAGGTAAAATGGAATCAGTCACCTTCATTATCGGAAAGTGTTAGAAGAGGTTATTTTTTAGTTCCTAATGTTAGAGAACATGGTTGGAGTGTTTCAACTACAGACCCATTATCGGTTAAAGATACTTCAACTCAATTCACAAATTATCAATTGGCTATGAAATCTTATTCATTTAGTTTAGATTGGTCTGATTATGGATATACAGGAACATCTGTAAGTCAAGGAGCTTTAATCGGTAAACAAATGATTCAAGACGCTATTGATTGTAAAGACGCTTTTTACGAGATGAAATATAATAAAGTTTATACGGTATCTCAATTACTTGATAAATATAGAAATGGTTATATGCCTGATAAATTTACGGGTATTAAAAATATTTTAGATAATAGTTGTCAAAGTGAAAATAATAAATTTCCAACAAGTGATTCTAATATGAGATTTGATATTATATATATCTTATTTACATTGATGATGTTACTTTTTAGACCTGTACTTTATTTATTAATTTTGGTTACTCATATTATTTATTTTTTAATACATTTATTAAGACTTGTAATTATTCCGGCGGCTATTGCATTTTATATTACTAAAACAGTTATTGCGGTTGGTAAAATAGCGGGTAGTGTACCATATGCTTTAGGTTTAATTCTTGGGTTTCTTGCTGATATTGCTTTATATGCTATAATTATAACTTTATTAACTATATTTTTAAAACAATTATGGGACATGAAATTAAATGGTATTTCCATACCATTATTAACATATCCTGATTGTGAATTATGTGATTGTTCGGTTGGTGAACCTGCTGGGACTGAAGGTTCTGCATCGGATGAAATGGTTGATGCGGGTTCAAGTGTGACGAAAGATACTAAAGAGGAGGTACCTTGTACAACAATTGTTAGTGATAATAGTCCGGCTAATTCTTTAACATCAAATTATCGTATTTCTCAAGTCGGTAGTAATATTTATACCGTTAAAGGTTTTAAACCTGACCCTAATATATATCCTGGAGCTGGACCATTTAAAGCGAATGGTGATTCTGCGACTAATAACGCGATTAGTACAACTTTTGCAACAACTCAATCTCAAGGTGAATCTGACCCAAGTGTTGGTTCGGCAAATTTAGTACCAAGACAAGTTGTGATAGGTAACGCTTACTATACGGATAATTTTTTTACATCTAGTTTAGGTTTAGCTGAAAGAGTTAATTTATTTAATACTAAATCTAAATATTTTAATCAAGATGCTACAGGAACATTAAATCCGGGTGGTGGTGTTAATAGAATTAAAGTTAAATTTGCACCTACTGCTAACCCTACAACAGAACACTATGATAATACTATTGTTATTTTATGTGACAAAAATAGTTTAAATAGTTATAAAGTTGGACAATTAATTTCATTTCAAAATCCTGCCTTATCTAAAGATATCAATGTTAATAATGCTGTTTTAAACCAATATGGCAATAATGCAATAACTGGAACTTCAGCTACAACAACAAGTTTTACAATTAATTATGCAAAACCAGATGGTACTGGAAATCAATCAGTAACTTATAATAATATTATACAAACGGGTGGTACAGATTATCATAAATTCCCTATTGATATAGAGTATTTCCAAGTAATAACAGGAATGACCTATAATCAATTTAGCGGGAAATGTGGGACAGATATACCAAACTCGTTGAATCAAAGATTTTTAGAAAATTATATGTTTATTGGTGATAAAATTGCTGATAATTACAATATTGGTAATGAGCCACACATTTGGAATCGTGTTGTAGAACCAACTTATAGTTTAAAACCAATTACCCATATAAAGGATTATGGTGATTTATGTGTGTTGATATTAAATAGGGGTGTTGACCCATATTCGTCTAAAATTGAAATTGAGTATGATTTAAGTATTCTATTTGGTAAAAATATAGGAACTTCATCATGTATTATTAGAAGTAAAAATTATAGGATGAATATACCTATTCAAGGTAAGTTTTTAAATGTTAGTCATTCTAGAAGTAACTTTAATAATGGAGGTAATGTAGAAACAGATTCGTATTCAAGTCAAAATTTATATTTTAATTCTTTTAGATATAAACCTGATGTTTCTAAATTTACTGCGTTTACATCTAATTTAATTAGTTATTATTCCAGTTTAGATAATCAAAGTAACTTTATGTCTAGCTGTACTGACCCTACACCTGTAGGTGTTAATTTGGTTTCCGATATCAATACTACTTATGGTAGAAGAGTTAAAAATTCTAATTCTAGTAATAACACTTATGGTAATGATTATACGATAGAGTGGAGTGGGAAAGTTCTTCCCACCACCAACCCTATAGATGAATGGAATCGTTATTATGCTTATTCGGCAATTACTAATTCTCCGACAACGACTTATAATAGAGGTTATTTTAATAATGAAATTGTTGAAGGGGGTTCTATGGCGTATATTAAAGACAAGACAATGGGTTATGGTATTGGTTATGGTCGTGAATTTAGATTTCCTTTTTTCGATTGGAACTATAGATATGAATACTCCCCAGTTTTAGATTCTATTTATTTTTCACCTATATATCACACAACAGGTAATACCTTAAATTATAGTTTAGGTTTAAGTGGTAATCAAATAACTATGAGGTCTGATAGGTTACCATCCTCAACAGCGGTACAAGAAAATTGTTGTAATGGATTTTTATTACAGAAAAATTCAAGTTTCACAATTTATAATATACCTGATGATGGTGTTGTGGGAATAACAAGTTCTGTTATGGGAGCGTCAACATCGGGTGATGTGTCTGGTAGTGGTTCACAAGATGCCACCAAAGGTGTAACAAACTTTACTAATAAATTAGTAAACTCATCATCTTGTACAAATTCAGTACCTTTAAAATGTTATGAGGATGATGGTAATGGGAATGTAACCATTAGTAGTAGTAATGATTGTAAAAGATTCAATGGTGAAACAATCTTTAAGGGTGGGTGTTATGTTATGATAACGACTATTTTTGGTTCATTAATGAAAGATTGGGAGATGTTAACAGAATGGATTTCAAGAACCAGTATAAATTTTGGAGCTTGTAGAAATGTTTGGTCACATACTTTTTCTAATAATTGGATTAATGGTACTTTATACGCTTATTCATTTAATAATGATGTTACATATAATAGTAGTAACAAACCAACTAGTAATTATTGTGACGACACTTTAGTATTACACCCAACAAATAATTTCTATTATAGAAGTAGTCCATATAGTAGTAGTAATGGTTTTATTGGTAAAAGGAGAGGTAATAAAGACTATCACAAAGGTGATAATTTTTATAATTTACAAACACCAACAACAATAATGGATTTAGGTCCTAGAAATAATTATCTACAAGAAATAATAATGTCTGACGAATATGATGGCTATGTTGTTAACAGATTGAATAGTACAACATATGGTGATGTAACTGAAATATTGAATTTATTAATATTAAGTAGATTAATAAATCAAGATTTTATTGGTAAAATGTTAGAGCTTTTAACTGGGTCTAATATTTTAGCATATTTTGATGCTAGAACTAAAGTTAAGGTTGATGGTGACTATTCCCAATTAATTGCGATAAACTCGGAATTTGGTGTAACACCATTTCAAGCGTCTAACTATCCTGATAGTCCACCTGGTCAACAAAACCCGGTCTTTTTTAATGGTTTTAGTAAACCTAAAGCTATTATAGGTATATTTTATTCTTCGGACACTAGAATAAGAGACTTTATAAGTCCTAAACGAACTGTTATAAATTCACAACTTCCTTTAAGTGATGTTGCGTGTTCATTTAATAATTTTCCAGTGTTTAGTCATACAGTACCTTTTTATCAATGGAGTATACAAGATGGTGATGGTGAAATATTTGGTGGTCAAGATAATAATTGGGATTCTAGTCCTATAATCGGAAGTAGTTTCTTTTCATATCCATATCAATCTTTAGATAGGTTAGATAGTAAATCTAGATTTTTCAGAACAACTAATCAAACTAAAACTGAATATTTTAAAGGGTATATTTATGCTGTGAATAATATTGGGTTAATTGATGAAAATATTGTTAATTGGTCAAAAAATACGAATAAACCGGAATCAATAACAACAGGTGGTCCATTTTACTTTTATTTTGGATTAAAAAAAGGTAAATCTGCTTACGATAGATTTACATCTAAATGGGTTGACACTACAACAATAGTTGATTAATTATGAGTAATAGAATAGATTATAGAGTTATATTAGGGTCTTTGAGATATAAATCAGCGTCAAATACTGATTTTATGTTTCAAGTCCCTCTTACCCAAACATCAAAACAAAATATTGAATATGATAGAAATATTGATGTTGATTTAGCACAAGTATACGATAATGAACGACAAAAGTCTGATATTTTTAGACCTACTTGTAAATTCTCAATACTATTTAAGAATTCGTATACAGGTAGTACAAATTATACCCCATTAGAGAATAATCTCCAATATGTGAATGAAGAAAGTTTAGCGTCATTGTCTTGTATTGACCAAAACCCTAATAATGTTAAATGGGGTGGATTTTTACAATATAATGAATTTGATTTTATTAGAAACGATTATAATGTTCCTGGTTATACAACAAAACCTAATAATCATATTGATTTTATTTCTAAAAGTGCGTCAAGTTATAATTGGAGTTTTTATATGACATATCCATTTGAGAATGTTTATAATAAAAAATTACAATGTATTGAAGGTATAACTAATGAAACTTTGGATTGGATAGCATCAGATGGTATACCATTTATTATTGAAAATAATACATATAATGGTAGTAACATTATATCGTTTATCTGTCCGGTAAATCATAATTTATCAGTTGGAGAAGCCGTTAAATTCAACTTTTCATATAATGGAAATGATACTTTTTCAGTTTATTCTTTAGGTAATGAAACCTCAGGCAGTGAAAAAGTAATTTTTAACCTATATGATGTTGGTTTTACAGGTTCAACATTTAATGATGCTGTTGAAGGTACTTTTAAACGAATTATTAATATTGAAACCCCAACGGATACAATTTCAACATACTATGTTAGGAGACATAAAGTAATTACAAGTCCAACGGATAGTATTTTAGTTAATGCGGGATTTGACCAAAACATTTTTGGGTCTAAAAGGAAATATGAAAGTAGTGGTTATACACCTAATAAATTATCTAGAGTGTCAATAAAAGAAGGTTCACAATCCTACACATTATCTTTTAATTCTGATATTCAAATTAACCCAATAAGGGATAATTTGAAAAGACCTATTACCGAATTATTTTTTACTGTAATTTGGAAAGGGTTTTTTGGTTATACTTTTGGACGAACAGGTACTTCAGGTCTTTATAAAATGAAACAAGGGTTTGGGTTTAATTTACCTTTAGACCCGTCAACTAAATTACCTACAAGTTGGTGGAGAGACATAAATTCAGATTCTAATACTAATTTTTCATTATCAACATATAATACTACTTTAGGTATAAAACCAAATGGTCAAAAAATTGATTTTGCGTATATTAACACTTTAAAAGTTGGTGATACATTAGATGGTGATTATTGTGAATGGAATTCTTACGAACAAAAAGAAAGAGTTATTTCCAATTTATATCATAAAATAACTCATAATCCCGAAGTTTTTGACATTGGGACTATAAAACCATTAACAGTTCCTATGGGTAGTAATAATCCATTTGGTTACTATTATCAACCTCACCATAGTTTAACAATTAGAAAATATTCTAGTTATATTGAAGAAGGTGATAAAAAAAATGTTATTGACATACCTGATTATTCTTATTTCTCAACAACAAAAAACTTGTTTATTTGGAGGGATATTTATACTTATGGGTTCATTGACGCTGAAAAAATTGGTGTTAATTATCCATTTTTAAATGGTGTTCATTATCCTTATAGAGATATTATTTTCAGAATAATACCCGAAGGAAGTAATTATAAAGAGAATACAATAATAGCTGAACCAACAATAGACGATTGTGAATAATAAATTTACTTTTACATTACCGGAAAACGACCAATATATTAATTTACCTGTTGAAATCAAATGGGATTTCAATGGTAAGGAGGATAGTATTGAAATATATGAAGAAGATGTTGTTAAAGAAATTATTGGTGTTGCTGAAGATTTTGAGGTTTTAAGATTTTCACATGCGTCATATAGTAGTGATACTAAAACAGATGTAAAATATGATTTCCATTTTTATAGTGGAGATACAACGGACATTTCAAATTCAACACCAAGTAATTGGGTATGTAGTTATATTCCTGAAGGTTTCACTAAATCTGAAGTTTATTATTATTCAAAACCATTCACGAAATCATTTTTTAAATTAGATTTTTACGATACAAATAATCCAAAATCACAAACTAATTATTTCACAGTTATTATACCTGTTCAACAGGGTAATACAGAAAGTGTTAGTCTTACACCATATAAACCTAATGTTAATATTCGTATCCCATCATATAATTTAGATTATGTTGGTGATAAAGAAGGGTTTTTCTTATATTGGTTAAGAAAAAAACAGTTTATTGACTTAAACACTTTTTATATGACAGCTAAATTTTTTGATGGTAGATTAGGGATTTATGTTAAAATGATGACAAAACCACAATCAACATTAACTCAAAAATTTACATTTGAAGGTGGCGAATATTTTTATCGTAAAGTAGTTTTAGATTACGATACTAAAGAATATAAAATATATGATAACTTAGGTACTAGAATCGGAATTAATAGCCCCATAAAATGGTATGAATATATAAATCCTTAATTTATGGAAGATAGAAATTATTATATTAAAATTTCACCTGAATTTATAAATGGTGATATTTTTAAAACAAAATATTTAGACCCTTATACTGATAATATTGAAATACCATTTTGTTGTGATATAACAACAAGTGCGGTTACTAAGTATAACACAGGTGATACCTATGTTTATTCATCAATGACTGATGTATTATCAGGAGGAACAGGTGAGATATCAATATTAACAGGTTTAACTATTCCTATATTTCTAACTGAAACTGCTGTTGATGTTGGTTATTATTCGGTTTTTGACGGAATGTTATTACAAAAAGAGACGATGACAAATTTCTTGTTCTCGGCAACAACTGGTAGTCCTTACACTTATTACTTTTATAATACTTCAGATGTTGAGTTTAAGAAATATTTGGAGTTTTCATCCTACTATGTCGATTGGGGTGATGGTCATAGTTCACCTGTGACCTCAACAGCTCCTAATTATTATTCACACACTTATTTTAGTGGGGGTAACTATACTATTAGTATGTCCGGTATGAGTCCTTGGGGTTCAAATGTGGTAAAGAAAACGATTACAGTACCATACAGTGGTATTACAGCGACAGACCCTAAAGGAACCGCTTATTTCACTCCAGCTGGAGGTAATTGGTCAGGAACATCATTAATGTATGATTATATTTTTAGTGGTGATGAAAGTTGTGATACTTATTTAACTAACGATTATACCTTCACCACAACACCATTTTTAGTTACGGGTTATACAAAATCATCATTAAATGATTTACAAGTATATGGTAAATCATCTGAATTAGTTGATGGTAAATTTAGATTAAATGTCCAAGTTACCGGAACTACAGGTATTGTTGGGACATATTATGGAAAATCTAATGATGGGTTATATACCAGCTATTCAATTAATGGAATGGATTACTATGATTATAATGATGGTACAACATTGTTCGCCGTTTACTCGTCTGGAATAACTCCTGATATGGTAATATGTTCAGCGATAACAAAAAATGAAGTTTTACTTAATGTAATTGATGAACCTGAAGTCCAATCAAATATCTTTATTGAACGAGGTAAATTATCTGGTTTAGAGAGATTAGAACGAATGGGTGAAATTGATAGTTTGGGTGATTTAGAGAAATACGGATATGGATTTTTTAATGTTATAAAAATATAATATTGATATTTATATATAAATAATAAACGAATTAATAACAATATAAAACATGTCGGTAGGAAGTTACGGAACTATAAGACCAAGTGATGTCAGTCCAGAGGATGTGGAAATAATCTTAAATTATACACCTAGTCGTGATTATACTAATAATTTTCTTTTAACAAAATTAGACGCTAAATCAATACTTAGACCTTATTATAATAATGATAAAACAGGTGGAAACGCTAATGTTGAAATATTAGGTGGGTTATATAATTTAAGATTACCAGCTGAACAATTTAACAAAATTGGTATTTACACATTAATGATACGACCAGCACAAATCAGAACTAAAATTTTGGATTGTGGTGTATTATCGTCATTACCTAATGTTAAAGGTATTATTATTGATTTAAACAATGTTCCTACAGATTTTAGAAATAAATTTGTTAATCAAGGTTTAGTTGGTTTTAGAATTGAATATTTAAATTCAGATGGTACAAAAATACCTAATTTTTTTAGGATTATAACCTCATCATTCTTTTGCGAACCGGTTATTCAAAATTTAACTAATACATCTCAAAAAGCTATACGATAT